GGCTAAAGCACTATGTAACAGCACTGTTTAAAAAGCAGTGGGCAGTCAACATTAAAAAGTTTCAGGGCTTACAACTTCCTGGTGGCGTAACTTTAGATGGTAATGGTTTGTACGACGAAGCCACTAAAGAAATTGACGACTTAGAAAATGACCTAATGACAAAGTCTGCACCTTTGGATTTCTTCTTAGGATAATATGCCAAGAAATGTGTACTTTTCTCATGGAACTAAGAACGAACAGTTCCTAATAGAGGATATTATCGTTGAGTCACTTGCCATTTATGGGCAAGACTTTTACTACATTCCACGAACACTGGTTTCTAAAGATAACATTCTTGGTGAAGATCGTCTAAGTGAATTTAAGACAGCGTATCCAATTGAAATGTACTTGGAAAATACTGAAGGGTTTGAAGGGCAAGGCGCATTTATGCAAAAGTTCGGCTTAATGGTTGAACAAACTGCAACACTAACAGTGGCACGACGTAGATGGGATCAGTTGGTTGGTCGCTTTGGTCAAACGATTTTACCGAACCGTCCAGCTGAAGGCGACTTACTCTACTTTCCATTAACAAAGGGTTTGTTTGAGATTAAGTTTGTACAGCATCAAGATCCATTCCATCAACTAGGTAAGCTATATGTATATAAGCTGCAAGTTGAATTATTCCAGTACTCTTCAGAACGTATTGATACTGGAATTGAAGAGATTGATGCATTTGAATCGTTAAAGAGTTTTACTAATGATATTACACGAGCTGAATCTGGTGGGGTTATTGCTATAAATGTAACTTCTCGCGGAAGTGGATATACAGCAGTTCCAAACGTTACGATTTCTGGAGGTGGTGGATACGGTGCTGCTGCATATGCAGTTCTTGGCACAGGTGCGAATTCTGGTACAGTGGTTTCTATTGTCGTAACAAATCCTGGAAGTGGGTATAACAGTGTTCCAACTATTACTCTCCCAGGTAATGCAACTGCACTTGCAGTTATAGGAACTAATGTTGATGCAGTAGACTCGTTTGGCGACAATAACTCATTCAAACAAGAAGGCTCTAATTATATTTTGAATGAGACAAACCCAATCGGGTCGGTTCAAAATTACATTGTACCGAGCATTGATCCAGGTTATAACTATCCATCAACATTATATTTAAGAACTGCAGATTCATCTACGTATCGTGCAGATCAAACAACAATCACAGCAGACGCAGGATAAATAAAACATGGCACAACAAACAATAGGAATCGGTGGAGCAGTTAATGATGGCACAGGCGATCAATTAAGAACCGCATTCACTAAAACCAACGCTAACTTTACAGAGTTATACGCTTCTGTTGCAACTAAACAAACCACAGACGCTGACCTAACTGCAATCGCTGCGCTAACTGGCACAAGCGGATTCTTAAAGAAAACTGCAGCAAACACATGGGCATTGGACACTAGCACTTATATAACTGGCATCACTTCTAATTTAGTGACTACTGCCCTAGGATTCACTCCGTACAATGGTACAACTAATCCAAATGGTTATCTTACTGCGGCGTCATCATTAATTGATGGTAATACTGTTTCTTCGGTAGATGCAGATATAGTTGTAAATGCAGCCACAACTCCTATGTTTTCATATATTCAAAGTGCTAGCACTACAGCAAGAACTATCAATATTAGCAATTTAATTCCTGGCAGAAAAGTTATGCTTTATTTAAGAAATACAAATGCAGGAACTAAAGTTATCAACATTGCAGCAGGGGCTAGTACAAGTTACACTGCTGTAAATATGAGTAAAGGTGACTCTGGTGGAACTTCTGTTACTTCTGTTACTTTAGCAGCAACATCTGGTACGGCAACAATAATACTTTTTAATGCTGGTGGAACTATCGGTGGTAGCATAGGTTAATTATGTTAAACAATAATGTATTCTATCACGGAATTATTCGTAAAACTATTGTAGTTTTCGGGTCTCTTTTCAGTTCAATTTATATTGATCGAAAAGAAGGTGATTCTGTAACAGGAACTACAGTTCAACGATTACAAGTTCCCTTAGCGTATGCACCCAAAGAAAAATGGCTGGTTCGTTTAGAACAAGATCCTGATTTATCAAACAACGCATATGTATCTCTTCCAAGAATGTCTTTTGAGATCCTTAGTTATACCTACGATGCATCGCGTAAAACAAATAGAATGCAAAAAAATAACCTGCGGTGTTGGTACTGACAGTATGAAATATGTATACTCTCCAGCACCATACAATATTGAGATAGCTCTTTATGTTCTAACCAAAACCCAAGAAGATGGGTTACAGATTATCGAACAGATCCTACCAACATTCACTCCAGAATATACACTGTCTGTTAAAGCTCTACCTGAGATGAAT